CTATTATTATATCAAATATTCTCGAAAAAGTCAAGTTTTTTGACTCTTTTTTCCCTTTGGTTTCTTAGCCTCCGGTGCTGGTAACTTTATCTCTGGAAGAGCTTGCCTCACTAGATCATAAGTAATGTTACTATAAAGTTCAGTGAATTTTTTATCCTTCATAGCAATCACCACTTGTGCTTCGTCAGGATGTATTGTTTCGAGTAATTCAATAAAAATTTTCTCTCTCTTCATTCCGTCTATGTTTGCTCCACCTCCTTCACAAAACAAATAAAACTTGCGAACTTCAGGATACAAAGTCATTGGAAACCCCTCCGGAGTTCCTCTAAAAACATAAGGTGGGGTGCCCGGTGGTAGTAAAAACTTGATATTAGGATGAAATGCGTGAATTAATATTTGTTTAACTTGATCATTTGCGGGTGGCCCGTTGACCATATGTCTCAATATATTAATCCTATTCTTTTTTGGAGAGTTTTGTATCGCTTGAAAAATATAAGGTATACTATCTGCCATAATTAAAAGTCCTCTATAACATCCATTAAATTTTTAAGTCTAAATTTAATGAAATAATTTAATAATTTCTTTCTATCGTTACATTGATCAGTTGTTTTCCATTCATGAATAATATTGGTTTGTATGTTCTCCGGAATTTGACTCAAATCTATGAGAGTCTTATTTCGAGAATATCCAATACTTTCTTTTTCTGTAAGATCTCCCCCTTTTATTATAGAAAGTCTCTTCTTAGTTAATGGTGTTTGTCTCTGACCTTGAACAAAACAATCGTCCGACGATAGAACATTAGGAATTCCGTCACTTCTATCACCACTAATAATATGTTCTTCTAAAAAATCTACAGGATCTTCATGTATAAGATGCTTTTTAGTTAGTGGCGAAAATTGCGTTACATTACCAAAATGTTGCAATTGAATAAAATCTTTATCACTTGATATAATTAATATTTTTTGTTTTTCTTCAAATAAATTACCATTTCCAGTTGGAATGGTTTCTTCAGTTTGAAAATATTTACAAAGAGCGGCGATGATATCATCAGCTTCACAGTGTTCTACCTGCATTACCGTGTAAGGTAATGATTCCTTTATCTCATCTCGAACCTTATTTAGACTTTTAAATAATTCATCCCAAGTATATGTAATTTTACCAGAAATATAATCTTTTTCATCTTTCGCCCTCTTATGTTTCCTTGTCGCCTTATAAGCTGGAAAAAATTGTTTTCTCCAAGTATTATAATGATCACAACATACAACTATTTCACCATATTCTTTACTATATTTTTTATTATAAAATCTTATAGTGTTTAGTGCTACATGTCGCACCATTTCTTCATCAGGTGGTTCATATTTGGCTACTTGCATAAAAGAGCCAATGAACACCTGACTAAAATCTACTAGTATCATTTTCCTACAAATTGTTTATCAGTTATCGCAACAAGTTCACTCATCACTGTCATATTATTAGACCACTTCTTTTTAATATCTGGATACCATACTCCTTCTGATCTTTTTGGTGTACCATCAGGATAATATGCCATTGCGACACATTTCCAATTTATTTTTTGATTTTCCTCTTTCCCCATATAATTTGAAATCCAATCTCCTGTTCTCAAATAGTGTTCCATGAAACGGACATATCCTAATTTATTATCTGCTGCTGCTTGTGCCCTCTCTTTTGCTTTTGAAGATGAACCTCTCGCAGACCTAGCAAATGCAGAAGCCTCTTCTTTAGCATGTTTAATCCATTCTTTCACATTTTTAAGAGAAAGTGGATCATCATCTGGTTTCGCCAATACTGATGGATAAATGTTTTTATATTTGGCTGGTTTTCTTTTGGCTCTCAATTTTGCCATTCTTTCTGCTGCCTGTTTGGGGGTTTCTTTTGCTTTTTTTGCCATTTGGTTTCTCAATTTATTGTTAAGAGGAAGGACAGAGGTTATGCCTAGAAGGTTCAGGGAATCTTCTTCTAGTATGTTGTCTAACTTGCCCTTCCAGTTGGTGGTTGTATCATCGCAGACAGACCTTCTAATAATTGTTGCCACAATTGAAGTCTTATTTGCCAATTATAAAAAGTGTCTGCATAGATTTTTTGTAATCCTATCATATTTTGACAATCTATATTTTCATAGGTCATCAATACATTTTTCAAAAGATGTGAAAAAAGATAACGATGCCTACTTTTATCATGTTCCATATTATATGTCCAAGCAAATTGTCCAGTTGTTTCCGGTAATGCTCCAAATTGCGGACAGACGATTAAATTTTTAGCACTCATCGCCTCCATTGCGACTATGCATGACGTTTCCAAATATGTATTAGGATATGCTAATACATGAGAATCGACCATAGCTTTCCTAACTTCCTCATTAGGTCGATTACCATAATAATTTATCTTATCATTCTTCTCACATCTGTCAAATAATTTTTGATATTGGATATCATTTGCTGGTCTATTATATAATTTAAAAGACGAAAATACATCCAATTCCCAATCAAAATCATTCAAATCATTTTCAACAACATCTAATAATATATCCAATCCTCGATGTGGCGTTGAAGCATAAATTAATTTTATTGGTTGTCCTAAAGATTTTTCTTCTATATGAATTGGATCTATAGCATTTTGCACGACCATTGAAATTTCATAAGGTACACCATACATAATATGAAACATCTGTTGTTGCCAATAAGATACAAATACAATCTTAACAAATTGTTTGCAGTAATTGGGGTCTTTAAATTGTGATTGTATCCCCTGATCAAATGGGGTTTCATGCATCCATAAAATGGTTGGTCTTTTGGGATCAATTGGTTTTTTAGGATAAGATAAAACCCAATCAAATTGATCACACAAGTCTGGTAATTCACTAAAGAGTCTTCTTGCTTGAATTTCAGTTCCACCGTTAGCTTTTGGATCTATTAATTCAACGGGGTCATCATCAGATTTTCCACCATCAATTACTGTTAATTTCGGTCTCATATGTTTTGGGAATTTTCTACTTGGGCAGACCAATGTTTTGTTTCACCTTCAAGAACATCAGTTTCACTTGATCTTATATTGTTAGTAGTGATAGGATCTTCAGTACTACCAACATTTTTTATGAGTTGAACTCGATTAAAATAGGTTTGGTCTTGACCATCTAAACTATTCTTTCCATGATTACATGTGGCATGAATAATTATACAGTCATCCACTCTAGCTTCTGGAATTTCACCTTTAGTTGTATATTTAAAAAATATACCACGTCTTTCAGATCTATCTTCAATGACATGAACTTTTCCATATTTTGGTGAGTTTGTTATTTTGGAAACCTTGACAAAAAAATTCTTTCTTTCTTTGTCTTTTCCCATGAATGGATCACGGGGTTCAACTTTCACTTCTTCCATATTAATTAATTTAGTAGGGTTCCCTCTGGTGCTTCTTCTGGAGTTAGCTTAATCTCTTCATCAGGCTTCATTAAATCACTTAAATCAAATGGTTGTGGGTCACCATTTTCATCTAAAGTAAACGTTGTTATTTTTCCTGTAACTGTTCCTTCATCAGTATAACCTATTTTAAACTTAACTACCACATTATCTGTAGATTTTAAAAATAAGTCAGCGTTAGTCCAAGTCATTTCTCCTTCAGCGAAATTTCCAGTAGAAGAAATCATCTCAGTAAGGGTACTCTCTAAACACTCTAATATTCTATCTTTTTCTACGTCTTTCTTATTCATTATATCATCCTATTTTGTAATTGTCAAGTTATTATACCCATATTTACAAATATAGTATGAGTCTACAATGTCACTTGTAGGATTCTTTATTGTATCAGATTTAGGAGATATTGTCAAGTTTATTTTTGTTTTGGTTTCTTCACAAAAATTTTCGTACATTAGTTCCTTATTAGCGGTTCCCTTGCCTGTCGCAAATTTTTTAATTACTGTTGGTGGTACTATTATATATTTAACACCATGTTTTTTCAATTTATATTTCAAAATAGCCATGTTTTCAGCAATATGAAAGACTCTACCAGTTGCTGCATACGCATAATCTTCCAATACAACAAGATCTGGTTTATCATAGGGTATATTTACAGTCTTATTAAAATTTACATATAATAGATTGTGTATTACCCAATCTGCTAAAAATTCATACCGTTCTAAAGCATCAGTCCAAGATTCATATAATGTAACTTTTACATTTTGAATGGCGGACCACCTCCCCATTTGGCTAGTATTATTAGCAATACAATAATGCTCAACGTCATTATAATTCCATCTGTTGCCATGATATATCGTAACTGCGGGACTAGTTAATGAGTAATCAATCCCCGCTATCTTGTGAGTTTTCATAATAATCTTGAATACTGTTTAGAGCATCTAATGAAAATTGAAGTCCTCGTATATAATATTTAAGTTGTTGTGGTAGAATAATTTCCTCCACATCAGTAGACTTCTTTTTTCTTACTTCTATAATAAAACGTTTTGTTTTATCTATTTCATTTATTAATATACTCTGAAATGCTTCAAATGTCTTTGTCATTGTTATTTATAATTGTAAGGAGGGTTCAAATTACTGGCATTTGAAACAGTGCTTTTATCCACTTAGGGGGTCTAACCCTAGCAAATACTACCCATCCCAGAGCACAACTCTTCTGCCATCTCTCTATATCCATCTCTTCCCTATAGGTATTCATACTCATTCCGGTAGTTAACACATCATCTACTATACATATAGGGTCTTCTTCCTTACCTGTTCCATGTCGATTCAGTAATTTTCCTAATACATTACCACCTCTAGGAATTCCAATTGCTTCTCGAAATGGTGGTGAAATCTCCATAATCATTTGTGTTATACATTCCCACTCTCTATGTGAAAGTGCATCCATTTCGATTTTCCATTTCAAATCTAATCCGGCGTGAGATGTAAACTCTATTTTTTGAAATATATCTATTTCTACCCTTTGCTATATTTTTGTTGTTCTGGTAAATATTGTTCTCCATCTTCTCTCACTTGCTCATCTTCTATATATTCATTATCCTCATAAGATTGTGCTAATCTCCACTTCAAATATTCATACGCAGAGATTGGTGGATATTTTGCTGGTGTACCCATAAGATTTTCAATCATAACATCTCGACCAGGATCTACGAAATAAGGCATTGAGTATCG